GCATTGTTAACATTACCGTCATAAACACCCTCATAAATATTGCCGTCTAAGAATAGACTATCAACGGCGTTCACCTGGAACCCGCCTTTGGCGTTTGTTAGAACATTGTTTTTGAATGTGACAACGTCATTTGCCCACATTACAACACGTCCATCCGTTACAGAACTGGGGCAAATGAATTGATTATTTTCAACAATTAAATTGTTCGGATAAGGAGCAATAAATTCACTCAATTTTACACCGCCATTAGTAGAGGAAACAATATTGTCTTTTATAGCCATAGTCCCCGTTACATTGCGAAAGTAAAAAGCACTATTGCCCGAAGAAATGGTGTTCCCTACAATATTCAGATTGTCAACATGGACACGCCTTAGACGTAACGCAATACTTGTGGTCTTAAAATAATTATCTCGAATATTGAGATTGTCCATGTAAAAATCTTCGACGTCGTCGTAAATATCTATTCCGATATTTAAGTCCATGAACTTATTATTGACAATGTTTAATTGATAGGTGTTTTGTGTGGTGTCTGGAATGTACATTATAATCCCGCCGGTTACCAAAGCATCGGAAATATTATAAATTTCATTGCCTTCAATGTTCACGGATTCAAATGTCCTTAAATCTCCGTCCGGCATACTCAAGTTCATTCCGTAATCACTGTCTTGTTTTAGAAATATCTTATTCCCATTTATAATGTGGTTTTGCACCGTGGATGAAACGCCACACCCATACATGACATTATCAACAAAAGAAATATAGTCAGAACCGCCATGACAGTTAATTCCAAAATTCAATTGATGGTTAAATGTGTTATTTCTAACCTCAATATTTCGAATAAATCCACGTTGCGAACCACCCATTGAAAGGCCATGTCTTGCACCATTACAGATGTTATTATAAACCTGGATGTCTTGGCATCCATTCATTGCCACGCCGTAACCATAACCGACACGGTCGGAATCATTTGTGTAATTTGAATGAATTGACCCACCATAAACGTCTTTAACTCCAATTGCAAATCTATCGCAACCAATTATATTACATTCTTTGATTAGCACATTTTCACAATCCACAACAAAAATTCCCCATTGACCCTGGTTAATATCGCCCTCAACGTGTATTCCTTGCACTTTTATGCTTCCTGTTATTTGCTCAAAATATGCGCTATCGGCTTCATAATCAATAAAGGTTCCATGAAAAAATGTAATGGTGTCAACCTCAACACTCAAAACCCTTACCATTTCACCATTCATTTCTTTGCCCCCAACGGCCGCCCTTGTACTATCATTTTGGCATATTTGCAACACGTCGCCTCTTTCAAATAAACTTGCCGAACTTGTGACCATCTTATCCGTTCCCTGGGCCATGTCTTGCAATAAAGTATATTGAGGGCCACGCAATCCCTCCAATCTTAAAGCATATTCAGCGTCGCCCGCACTACTCATGTCTAATAAGGCTTCGTTTCCGGAAATTACAATGTCCGTCGAAATATCTTCGACCGTAATTCCGGATTCAATATTATAAGAAACGTCCGGTTTTGGAAAGAAAATAATACTACTCTTAACGCTTTTTGCCGCTTCGATTGCGTTATAAATAGCGTCCCGGTCGTCGGTTACTCCGTCGCCGGTCGCCCCGTAGTCCAAAACATTTATGTATGCCCGTTTTTGGTTATAAAGTGTGTCGGTAAGCGTTTCCAAATATTCGTCGTTTGTGTTAACCTTTCCGAAGGCGGTTCGTAATGGGTCGCCCGTCCCGTCATTAGGTGTTGTGCCAATGTTTACGGTTTGCACCTGGGCCATTGCCGCAATTGAAACGATCAACCCAATAATTACTAATTTAATTGTTTTCATGTCTTTTCGTTTTATAATGAATCAACCGTTATCGTTGTGTCGTCGGCGGTTACCGTTGTACTATCGGCCGTTGGTGACGAAGGTGACGGGGTGGTATAAGATGGCGTCACCGTCACATTACCAAAATTATCAAACGGATTCGTTGTGTAATCGGCCATGAATGGGGCTTTATCGTTTTCCATTGCCGTCAAAATAAGGTTCAGTCCATTTTTGTCGCCTGGGGCCGCCCCACTTACATCGGAACCACTTGACGAAACACAACCAACAAATCTTCCAAATAAACGGATTTTCCCTTCATAATCCAAGGCCCACACGGCCCAACGACCCCGTTTAAGGGCATTTATAATGGATATGTCGGCCGGTAATATATTGAAAAGTGAAAGTGTTATTGTATGGGTAACAAATGCCGTTCCGTTTTCCTTTGAAGATGTGACAGGTTGTTCGAAATTACCAACACGGGTTCCCATTTCAAACCGATAAATAGTAATTGGATCGGCCCCAAGGCTTGTAATTTCGCCGCCGCTCTCAACAATTCCGGTCAAGGCCGAAAAATCGTTGAACTTGGTAAAAAATAAAGTCTTTATTCCGGCCCTGCCCGATAAGCATTCCGAAAATAATCGGCCGCTAACTAAATCACAAGTTGCCATACTTACGGTTTTATATTAATTACCAAATTTTCTTTTTCGGGTAATGTTCCAGGTTCAACCCCCCGGAATAATTAACCTTTGACGCTCCAATTTCCCCGTCTTCGCAAACAGTATATTCGGGGAAGTCTTCAGAATTGGCACACAGATAGTCAATCAACCGTTGTTTATAGAATTCACCTTGTCCCCTGCATTGTTCCGCTAATTTGTCAATGTCGTTCAAATCCACAATCGAACCGTCATCAGTAATGCGTTGAATAATTCCGGAATTTACAACCTTTATTCCCCAAAATGGGAATCCCTGGTAACAAGTGAACCACACCACCACCCGGGCGACATAGTCTTGAACTAATGTTTCGTAATCACCGGCCAATGATCCGGCTTCAATATCGGTCATAAGTTTTTCGTACAACTTTTGCCCAAGGGTAGGTTGAATCCATTTATCTTGTGTGGCCAAGACAAGGGGCCAAATATAGTTCCAATCCAAGTCGCCGGCAACGGGGGCCAACGCTTCGAACAGTTCTTCGGAAATTATGAATGATTCGGTTCGTGCCATTATGGATTCGGTTTTGGATTTTTAGTTGTTGCCACGTCGTCGCCTGGAATTACTGTTGCCGGTGTTTCACCTGGGCCGACGGTCTTGTCGTTTTCCAATCCTTCGTTTGGAAGGAATTGTCCCCGTGGGTTTCGCTTCCGGAAGAAAACAAGGCGGTCCCAACGGTGACGGCATCCATAAGAACCTTTGTAATCCCAAATTGAATACGTCCCAAATTCGGGGTTGGCAGAATTGGCCGACATAGTGTCGATGTCTTCTTTACGATAAATCAAATTTAAGTCCAACACTTCGCCACAAAAGTCCCGGTTTTTATTATCCCGGGGGCCACGGTATTCGTACCGTATTTTATAAAGTCCGGTGTCCAAATATGACGGGTCTTCCGGATCGGAAGAAATGTTATTGAACCCCACGGGCATCAATCGAAGTTTAACCCCTTCGCTTGTCATTTTACTTTCGTCCTGGATTAAAACCCAACCTTCCTTTTCCAAGCCTTCCCGTTTTTCCCCTTTTTTCTTCAGATGGTTAATAATGGGTTGGACAAGGTCTTCCCCAACTACGGCCACCCCTTGGCGGCCGAATGTGTCTTTGTCGTCGGTGGATGCGTCGGCGTCGTCCGACTGTCCTTCCAACCATTGGGACGGTTGCAATGTTTCGATTGTGATACCAACATCCCAGGCGTTGACCTTGAAAATCGTGGCCAATGAATCCAATATGATTTTCTGAAACGGGACAATCACCATTTTATTCATAAGTAACGACGAACTTTCAAGTTCTTCAGCATTGTTCCCCAGGCCGCCGGCTTCCCGAACGCCAAAAAGAAGCGGCGACGGAACACGGTGGGCAATCATAATATTTTTGGATATTTCCGGCATTAATTCTTTGAACCGCTTGTCGATGTTCGCCGGTTCGTGGGTGTCGAAACTGACCTTTTCGTCCTGGTTGTTATTGTAAACAAAAACAATCTTGGCCGAACTTTTACCGGTAAACTTGGCCATGAAGTTGGTTTCGATCTTCCTTTTTTCTTCCTGGGGTGGTTCGCCGTTGTAAAACTGAACGACGGAAGACGGGAAGAACCCGTTTTCAATATTGTTTAAATGGAATTCGCCAACACGATTATCTAATAAAATCCAATTCATCCCACCGATGTAAGACGGTGTCGAATAATAATATTGACTTGGTCGGTATTGCTTAACGAACAACATTTGTTTTCCTTCCGAACGGTCGGTAATATCAAACGCTTTGATCTTGGTGGGTTCGAATTTCTTCTTTCTGTATTGCGTCCAATCCCATGAAACATAATAATTGTTGAC